ATCAAGGATGTGTCCCCAGATGGGATCGAACCATCGACCCGCAGATTAAAAGTCTGCTGCTCTACCAGCTGAGCTATAGGAACCTTACTTTAATTTAAATTCATCACTAAGCAGAAAGAATCTTAGATAGCGCATTAATTGTAGAAGAAATTCTTCCTATATCACGTAACTGCTCAATACTGTATCCTTCTTGTTTTAGTGTTTCATAATGAGCTTTTACGCAAAAATGGCACTTACCAACAATAGAGGATGCTAATGAGTATGCTTCAAATTTTCCTTTAGTTGTACCGCCATGAGAAGATATAGCGTTCATTCTTAACTGTGCTGGTAGACCTTTAAGGTTTGCATCATCGGCCATCTCTACAAATGGATACCAAACATTATTCTGTGCCATGATAGAACCAGCTGTAAGTGCCGCATTTTTTTCAACCTCATCTGTTGCGCTTGCAACTATAAATGAAAGAAGCTTGGCGTTTCCTGTTGCAAACGCTGCAGCTATTGAAATATATGTGGCATGCTCTGGATCGATAGTTGATCTATTAATCACTGCATCTAAGTTTAACTTGATGTCTTTAGCATACTCTGGAAGAGAGTCCTTAAGCTGGTCTACCCAATTCATTATAGAGTTTCTCCGCCCAAAGATCTATTGCATGCACACAGTTCTCCAGTTTGAAGTGCATCTAGTACACGAAGAGTTTCATCTGGATTTCTACCAACATCTAAATTGTTTACAGTTACATGCTGAATAATATTGTCTGGGTCAACAATAAAGGTTGCTCGGTATGTTACACCAGAAGAATGGTGTACCCCAAGATCGCTAGCTAGTTGATGTGCAGTATCTGCAAATGACCATGAGTTTGTCTTTTTTAAATCATCGTGTGCATTTCTCCAAGCAATCTTGCAAAATTCATTATCTACTGAGCCAGTCATAAGAACTGCATCTCTATCGTTAAAATCATTAACCAAGGCATCGTACGCAACAATTTCTGTTGGGCATACGAAAGTAAAGTCCTTTGGGTAAAATGCAATGATCTTCCATTTGCCTGGGAAAGAATCTTGTGTAACTATTTCAAAAGAGGATTCATCGTATGACAAAGCCCCTGGCTTAACTCCAGTAACTGCAAAGTTACCGAGCTTATCTCCTACTGTCTTCATTTTTCTCCTTGTGTGTAATTGATACCTGGTGTGGTACCCCTGGCTGGAATCGAACCAGCGGCCAACAGATTAGAAGTCTGTTGCTCTTCCTCTGAGCTACAGAGGTATGTTTCCTGTTGTTATATTATAACCTTAATTTGCCAGGCAGTCAATAGTCAATTTTATATATTTAGATTATAATAAATTTCATCCGCTATAACAATATGCTTTCCTATGCCAAAATGACATCCGTCTGGTGCCACACTAAAATTATCCTTTGCCTCATATTCATTTACTAATGACTGAAAGTATTCATCTTTGAGAGCCTTGGGTATATTATTGTGCATTTCTAGAGGGAAGGAGAAATAGCTTTTGTATTTTTCTTTTAAAAGATTATCTGCTATTGGATCTACTGCTTCCCAAAATGACCATAGGAATTTTATATTATTTGATTCACAATATTGTTCTAACATAGAAATAAATATATTATTATAATAAAGTGCAACTTCAATTGGGAAAATCTCCATCATGTCATGAGGAGTTTTTGTAAAAGTATTTTTTTTGTCATCTTTATTTAAATCATAAGGAACGTGAACATCTCCAAAATAAATATTTGGGTTCTCAGATAAATATACACTTGGCTGTAATGTTTTAAAAACAATTTTATCACTAATGTAAGGAAATTCAAATCTAGCAAAAGGGAACATTCCGATAATTATTTCAGGATTACCGAACTCTTTAAAATATTGAAAAGCTTTTATAACTTGTGACTGAACAGAATTTCCTGGAACTGCAAGATTAGAATATGTTAAATTTGTTTTTTTATTCAATAGGCTTGGCCACAAAATATGCTCTTCCTTTATTGACACTCCCCAGGTTTGTGAGCAACCCAAATACAAGACACTATTGCCATTTTTAAACTCTGGTCCCCTATACCCATATGAATTTATTTCATCGTGCTCGTATTTAGCTACCATTCCTCTTTCTGCTAAACTCAATCCTGGTATTTTTTCCAGCTTATCGTCTGTCATAATAGTTTCACAAGGAAAAGAGCCTGGCTTGTTTAAATGATTAAGCCTTTTTAATGTTTGATTATCATTTATAACTGATTGAAAATTTGCTATTCTTTTTCCAGTGTTCATTTCTGCCCCCTAATAATCTTTTTACCATAATTATTTTCCCAATTTATTATATCATTTTGATCGTTTAGTAAGGGCTGGCCTTTAATGTTTAAACTTGTGTTTAACAATAAAGGAACTCCAGTTTGCAAATAAAATTTATTTAAAACTCTATACAATCCAGGGTGCTGATCTTTAGTAACAGTTTGTACTCTTGATGTTCCATCAATATGTACTACAGAAGGAATTTTTTCTGGCTTTATACACTTTACAGTGTATTGCATGTATGGGCTTTCAAAATCCATATCAAACCATTTAGAGGCATGCTCAGCCATTATTACAGGAGCAAATGGCCTAAACAACTCTCTTTGTTTAATTAGATTAACCTTATCTTTTATGCTTGGATCTCTTGGGTCTGCCAATATACTTCTATTACCTAATGCTCTTGGACCATATTCTGCTCTTCCTGATGCTACTGCTACTATACCGTCTTTTAATATCCCGTCCACAATTTCTTGAACTGGGTAATCCCCACCTAAATCATGACCAAGGTATGGGCTATTCCAGTCAATGTGCTTACCGTACAGAGCTGCTGCTGCTCCAAGAGATGACCCTGCGTCACCAGGGTTTGGCATAATCCAAACATCGTTAAATATTTTCCAAAGCAGCGGGTTGGCTGAAGAGTTTAGAGCACAACCACCCATAAAGACAAGATTACTTTTACCCGTTAGTGAATGAGCCATACGCATAAATTCGTTTAGTCTTTGTTGATAAACCATTTGTACTGCAGCTGCAATATCAAATCTGTCCTGTTCTGATTTTACCCAGCCCCAATCAGTTATACCTTTATGAAAATTATATTTTTGTTTATCATAAGATGGAAAGTATTCATCAACCTTTTTATAATACTTTGTCCAATCACCATACCCCGCCATACCCATCATAATGTATTCTTCTTGGTTTGGCATTAACCCTATTAATTGCGTAAATGCAGAATAGAACAATCCAAATGATACTGGGTAGTTTTGCTTATATTTTAATTTAATCTTTTCTCCTTGACCAACCCAAATTGTGGAAGTATTGTATTCACCAATAGAGTCAAGAACTACAATTACTGCATCATTAAACTTGCTTGTATAGTATCCAGCACATGCGTGAGAGTAGTGATGGCTAAAATATTTTACTGAAAGATCCATTGGAATATTTGGTTTCCAGTCTGAACTTCCTCCCCTTAAAAATATTCTAGATCTTTTAAGCTGTGGCCTTTCGTAGTACGCTATATGTGTTGGAGTACCATAGTTAAGCATATCAATGTATATGTTTTTATTGTTGTACCAATCGTTTTTTTCTTTACTATATCGCTCTGAATGTGCAGCAAATAGTATCTCACCGTCTTTTAATAAAGATATGGATGCGTCGTGAGATGTTTCATTGATACCGAGTATGATCATTAGTATATAAACTTATCCTTATTTTTATTTTTTATAAATAAAGATTTAATCTTTTTAAAAATAATATATATGTAGTATTGAATTTTAATGTTCACGGAAGTCTATATCTCCAAACTCCTCTATGTCTTCTATTGGAATGATACCCTTGCTTAAAGCTATACGATATCCTTCTTCTGTAAAATTATACGTGGCCCGAAGATTTTCATCATACTCAACTTGCATCAGTTCGCTATTAACAAGATCTATTAGCTCAGACTCTACGTACTCTTCATGAGCCTTCCACAAATCTGGTGCTAGCTCTGAAGTAACAGTTTCATTTAATTCAAATATTGCTTCGCCGTCCTCTGTAAATCCAGCAATTTTAATTGCACCAATATCGATATAGTGCTGAATTTTAAGCATTATATCTTCTTCGTCATCATAATCTTCAAACATTTTTCCTCCTGTGCAACAAGTAGGACTTGAACCTACGATTACCGAATTATGAGTTCGGGGCTTTAACCAACTAAGCTATTGTTGCCTAGTTGAATTATAGTATTTTATTATCAGTTTTGTCAATAGATTGCTCAACTATTTGCTGAACATATTCTGAAAAATGCTTTCTAATACTTCCTGGTGGCCTGTGACCAATGTCAGACCATACTCTTTTGTACTCATGGATGTTGTCAAATGTCGTTGGGCAAACTAGAACTCCATCATATTCTTTTAGCCTTGTTGGAAGAGGCACATGTTTACTGCAACACTTACACTCTTTAGCTTTTTCTTGGTATATACTCATACTATCTCCATTCCACTCAGCGCTTCAGAAAGATCTTTAGGCATTGATGACGGAGCCTTAATTAAATTTGGACTTTCTTGCTTTAAGCTATCTCTATATTGTTTTTTTACGGAAGAATAATCATGCACCTCAATGTCACCAAACGCTTCTCTTGTTAAGCTAATTGCATTATATATTGAGCCGCAAACAGCATCGGCCAAGTCTTTTGATCCTTTTCTTGGGTGATCAACCTTGTCCCGCATAATTCTTAACTCAAGCAATTCATCTATAAGTAAAGGTATGTGAGGGCCTTTTACTCTTTCCTCTAAAACAACCATGGCCATATCATCATAATGTTTTTTTGCAACAGATAGCGTTTCAGTGTTTATTCCATATTGTTTTAGCTGCTGCATCATATCGTGAGAGTTCCATCTATCAAAAGTGCATATTCTAATATTAAATCCCCTAGATCTAAGAGACAGTATGTAGTCTCTAACCTCCGCAAAGTCTACGGACTTGTCTGAAGTAGGTGTCCAATACATTACAGCATCCACCTTAACAATTGGCGCTGGCTGAGAGTAAGTATCAGTAACCTTTACGCTAACGAACTTTTCAATATGAGCCATAGATACAGCACAATGGTCGTGTTTTTGAGCTAAGTCAACGTGTATGTAATAATCTTTATCATCTTCTGGCAAGAACCAGTCTTCAAATCTTCCAAATCCATCTACGGCTATTGATAGATCGTTGAATGCCATTTCAATCTTTTCACGAGATTTAAAGAAAGCATCAATTGCTTCTGGAGGCATGCAAGCAAATCTTCCTAGAGCATCTGTTACATCTCTATAGAATGCAATTTTAAAATCTTCAATACTTCTGGTTGGGTTAACTTCCCAGGTAGGCCTACGTATCGCATAAACCTTTGGATATTTGTAAGACACAATTTGATCTTCATCCCAGAATATATCAAACTCGTTGCCTACTGTATTCTCTGGAAGATCTGGATCCAACTTAAATCTATGAGATCTTGCTATAACTTCTTTTTCTGAAATGATTTCGTCATATCTTTGCTGGATATAATCATTCTTAAATCGTGGGAAAGAAAGGAGAATTACCTTGCCGTAATCTGGGAAACGAGAATCTACAGATGCCCTGTACATATCATAAATACCACTTGCAGTTTTTGCCTGATCGTGACCGCTTGTGCTATCTAATGCAAAGCCAGAGATCTCGTCTAGTACGGCTACAAGAACGTTATACCCTTCAAACGCTTCTCTTTCTGAGTGTCCAGAATAAACAGTAACATTCTTATCAAATTTTATTTCTGAAGCTTTTTCAAAGTACTTACCTACAAACCATGGTGAATGTGTTACTCTGTTTTTAAAGCCTTTAAAAAATACATTGTTTGCCTGCTGAGCGTTAATAGCAATATTAATAATATCAATTGAGTCACCTGGAGGCTTGCCATAATAAGATGCGGGGTCCTTAAGGCATAATAGTAAATATACTATATAGGCAACAGATATAGTTGAGCAATAATCTTTTCCGCTACCCTTACCTAATTGAGCAACAACCTCATTGCATGTTTGCTTATATCTTAATGATCCTTCTTTTTCTCCGAACAGCTTAATCAAAGTCGACTCTTTATATATCTGAGAAGATTTCTCTATAAGAGTATATTGATTTTCAGATAACTCAGGAAGACCCAAATAGTTTTTATCAGTTACAAACGTTCTTAAATCGACAGGTCTTTCTTCAAACTCTTCTCCGTCAAGTATATCGATGAGGTCATCAAAATTAAATTCCACTGACTTCCTCAATAATCTCTATTGGTTCAACAATTCCAGTAATTTGTGATAAGCGCTTGGCTACTTCCATTTTACACTTAGGGCACGTTGCAGTTACTTCTTTTAGAATCTTAACTAAGACTTCTTGCTTTCTTTCCGCCTCTGCTATTTGTCCTGCCATTTCAGCGTTATCTAGTAGACCAACTTCCTGAAGCATGCCAATTCTTTTGCCTTCTATATCAGCAATTAACTTGAGAGCACCAGACTTAACGCTAAGTTGACCCGCTTGATCTGCATCTTCAACTGTTTTCCATGCTTCCTTTATTAGCATTGCATAGTGTTGATCAGCCCCAGAGATAGCCTCTTTAGCACGTTCACGGGCCGATGTGTCGTTGTGTACAACACTCTTCCACTCATCTATCAACTCAATGACTTCTGCCCTCTTAAGGCCAGTCAGGGTAGCAATTTGTGTGGGGCTGTTTCCCCTAAGTAGCTCTTCGACTACCTTATTCATGCGATCAAAATGATCAGCTAGCTCAATTTCCATATTACTTTATTATACTTCTAGTCGACTGAAATAGCAAATTCCTTGGCAACCTTTAATAGGATTAAATACCCAATAAGGTCATCAATATCATTATCTCCTGGGTATTCTTCACCCTTAATTAACCTATTTAATTTATCATCAATTCGGACATATAGCTGCTCTCTTGGTCCCGCCTTAGAAAATATACGAACTGGGTCAAGCGCAGAGTTACCATATGAAATATTTTTCTTTATAAGCATATGAGCAATATCAAGGCAGGTGCTTAGGATTTCTTTTCCAGCTTCCGTTCCAACTGTAAGCAAGTAAAGATCGTCATACTTAAATTCTTTTGAATCTGCAAAAACTGGCTTTGGTGTCATTTTATTAGCCCCTTTTCTTTTAAAGCTCTATATATGGTCATAACTGTTACACCACATTCTTGTGCTATATTCTCCATAGTCTTTTTTTGGACAACATATCTCCTGTACAGCCATTCTTTATTTTTGTACAATTTCACAGATGGTCCCACCTAAAATGCTTTCTGTATGACTCTAGATCGATAACATTTGGGTCTACCCACCAATCTTCTGACTCTGTTCTAACAACAAGTGAGTACCCCAATGAATCAAATATTTCTCTTTGAACATCTCTCATTGCAATATTTCTCCAGTACATATTGGCATCGTGCTCAAAAGTTATAACAGTAAACCTGTAAGAGTTAAGGGGTACGGCAAGTAGTCCATGAAGGCTTGTGTATGCGCTTCCATTTGGTCTTCCATCTAGATTGTATCCAGAATCAATATCTATCTGTAGATAGTCTATTTGTTTTGGAAATGAATTTTCTTCAAAGTACGAGATATAATTAAAATCAAGGGCATCTCCCATACATGGATTAGACCTATTTTCAATAAACTCTTTTCTAAACTCTTCTCTTATTTCAAACGAAACCCCTTTCCATCCAAATTCATTTTCTAGCTTATGGGTATTGCTTCCATTTTTTGAATGAAAGGCTCCCAACTCAACATAATATCCGCCCTTTTTATTTTCAAGCAGCTCTAAAACAAACTCTTCTTGTGCGCTTATCTCATTCCATATTTGTGTCATTTATTTGTTAGAACCTCTCTAGCGTAATAAGCTATGCCGAATGCATCAGCTACATCAAAATCTTCTATTTTCAATCCATGTTTTTTATTAAAATAATCTGCTGTTCTTTGCTTACGCATGTTTCGTAGTTGGTTCTTATACCAAGAGTCTGCGTACCCTGGATTGGCTAAGCGTATCGCTGCCTTTTCTTCTTTAGTAGGATTCTTGTTCCCAATATACGCTTGCCAAGAGCTTGGAGATATAGTAATAACTGAAGCACCCGTAGACATAAGTTCAGCAATAACAACACCATAAACATAGGATAATTTTATCACAGCATCTGGTGATCTGACAAGTATAGCACCTTCTACGGCAATATAATCACTTTTTAATTCATCAAGCATCATAGAAACTCTAGTCTTAGCATTATATATTTTTTCATATATGTCATTGCCTACTAAATTAATCTTACCCCATTTGATTGGAGTGTTTCCTTCAATTAAACAGAATGCAACTGATGATGTTGATGCATCTATGCCAAGAACTCTGCTTGCATTTGTCCTAGATAATTTCGCCAGAGTCATTTAGCATCCTTAATATCTTATTTCTATCAGATTTTGAGTTATCTTTTTCACATTTAGAGCATATGTCTAAAGTATTATACCTACTTAAAGACGACTTGCATGATTTGCAGTATCTTTTTTGACCAGATCTAATTGCTTTTTTCTCATAATACTTCTCCATGATCTTTTTATTTGTTGCAACTCTACAACAATCATCTGAGCAATATTTTTGATTATGTGTTTTTGGAGTAAACTCTTTACCATTCATACAATCTTTATTGGCGCATATCATTATGAAGGAACCTTAAATCTTTCTATTTGCACCGTTCCAACAGGAGTATCCTTCGAATAACACTCTTTTTTAATAGGGCAGTACGTGCAAGGCATCTTAGTTTTTGTTGCGCCTTCTGGCTTCATTGGCAAGTCACCGTCCTTAAAGTTATCCCAGACTTCCCTCATCCACAGGAACGTATCCTCAATAATCTTTTTGTTTCTCTCATTCATTGATACTGGAATAATCAATATCTCTTGAGTGTTCTTGTTTTCATAAAGAAAGAAACCTTCTTTTGCATCTTTCAACTTCATGTAAGTCAGTAGCTGAAGTAGGTGGTTTGCAGATGGGCTCATTTCAGCCTGTCTTGTATCCCACACTTCTTGCTTAGCCGTTTTAATTTCACCGATTACTGTCTCGCCATCATACTCCATGATAAGGTCAATAAAACCTCTAATTGGAGGATACTCGTTTACAATCTCTTCTTCTTCAGCTTTCCATTGTGGCATAGTTTTAATCAAGTTCTGAAGTCTTTCATGGGCCTGAGTTCCTTGAGCCATATTTGCAACTGCAACCGCATCGTTATTATCAATAAAGACAGCTCCTGAAAAAGCCATATACCAATACCTTGGGCATGTTCCATGACCATAACCCAAAGAACTTGGACTAAAAGATTTTTTAGTCATCTCTCCGTCTGCTCTTTTAGTATTTTTATATGACTCATCAAGCATTGATGCAAAAAGCTCTGGGTCAAAAAACTTACCAGTGTGCTTCTTGAACTTTAAATTTTTTACTATGTTTCTACCCATTACAAGTTATACCTAACGACATACTTAAGTGCATCTACAAGTTTGTCTATGGACTCCTTTGCTGAATAATATATATTCTTCTTGTTATTATTTGTTGTTCCAGCTTTATCTTTTGCTATTGTTGAATAATAAGATGCCATCATAGCAAACTTAGTGGACATAGCCTGAAGCTCAATAATAAGTTGTGGGGCTTTTGCAGCAGGAACATCTGGATTCAATAACAGTTTAACTATAACAGCCAAAGCTCTGTCTAGCTGAGCATCATTCATATACTCATGAAGATCGTTAAACTCAGTAATCGAGTTAATTAACTCTAGTGTATTTTTATCCTCTGTCATTTTTAATCTTCTTATCCCATTTATCCATTAAAAGGCCAACTCCGTAGCCTACTGCAAATCCTAGCATTACTCCATAACAAAATATTAACATCACATAATCCTTTGAACGAGTCCATAACCTAACCATAGGCCAAATATGCCCATGAGGCCAGAGAATACTGGAGGAGCAGGGATAGGCAGCCTAAATAGACTAAATATCCCTCCCACACCAATTCCTACTAGTGTTGTAAGAACTATCTCTTTCATTAAAACGGAACCTCTGCATATGTCTTGTATGAAGGGAAATCGTTATTTCCTGGTGCCTTGTCCTTAGATAAGGTGTAAGCTGTTACAGAGATTGAATCAGCGTTAATCTCATAAGAGCTTCTCTTTACGCCATCTTTATCTGTCCATGTATCTTCAAAAATCTTTCCTACAATAATAACTTCCATGCCCTTTTTAATTACAGACTTAGATTGATCTGCAAGCGTTCGCCAGGCCTTTACTGTCCACCAAGAGGTGTTCTTGTCTTCCCACTCCCCAGTAACATCATTCTTAACACGATCATTAGTAGCAACTCTAAAGCGAAGTCCATTTGATCCCACAGCTTCTGGTTCACTACCAACTCTTCCAACAATTGTAATAATTGGATTAGCCATTTTTATTTTCCTCCCAAAATGTGATCAGTTCTTCTAGTACTGACCACTCTATGATTCCAAGACGGACCTTGAAATCCCCTCCGATAATAATTTTAAGGGCAGGGTGCATATCCCTACTTACCTTAAAAGTATCTGTACAGATTTTAGCCCATACATCTTTGTTTAAAGTAAACGATGCTTTGGCTTCTTTGTAATCTACTAAAAAGTTTTTCCATTTAGCATCGCCTTTTTGATACTCACCACGGCCACTATTTTTTTGTGCTTTAGCGCCATCTCTTTTTACTTCTGCTCTTTCTGACATTAGTTAAGCTTATGCTTTGTCTCATGACCATTTGAACATGTCCAATACATTTCAAAAGTAGCTTGATTAAAATTATAGAACGGAACTGAAAGATCACACTTACTGCATGGTCTTTCCTGATCTATTCTTTCAACCCTGCTATCTTTAGGCTCTTCAGTTTTAGAAGCAAAAAATTCATTAAGATTTGGCATTTATCTCTCCTATTAAGTTGTCTACAACATCTGGATTTTCCTTTAAATACGCTACAGCCTTTGCACGTCCTTGAAAACGTTCTCCATTTACTGTATACCATGCTCCACCCTTTTCAATAATTCCACACATTTCTGAAACATCTAATGTCTCACCAACATAATCTATACCGAGAGATTCTCCTTGGTAGTAGAAGTCATACTGTCCAGATAAATTTGGGGGACCGACTTTGTTGTAATCAACAATCCAATTGACTGGCCTGCCAACTCTTTGCTCAATAATTTTGTCACCAACCTTAATGCCAGCTTTAATAGCATTAGCTTCGGCTTCCGAAGACCATAACTTAATAACTGTAGATGAGAAGAATTTAACTGCCATTCCTCCCGTGGGTATGTGGCTAGCATGCATAGATCCAAACTGGTTTCTTTGTTGTGAAATGAGAACGAGTAATGTATTTTTGTTTGCATAGTTTAACATTTTGACTGCGTGGGTCATATCCTTTGCTTCTGCGCCGATTTGCTTTGTGTCTTGCAAGTCTTTCATTTCATTTCCATCTTTTTCAAAATAGATGGCTGGAAGCAAAGCTGAGATTGAATCAACTACAATTAAATCTACTCCTGCTTCCATAAGTTTTGTTGCAACATCCACCATATCATTAACTGTTTTAGCTGGAGAATAAATCAATTGCTTAGAGTCTACACCAAGCTTCTCTGCCCACTCTGGGTCATAAGAATGCTCTGCATCAATCCAAGCACAAGTTTTTCCTTCTTTTTGAGCAAGCGCTATCATTTGTAGACAAAAAGAAGATTTTCCTGCTGACTTATTGCCCCACACAAGTATCTGTCTTCCGTAAGCAAATCCACCATTTAATGCTAGGTTTAATCCAATGCTCGGTGTTGGCTGCTTCTCTATTTGAATATCAACAGCAGACTGAACTCTGGCCCTTGTCTTTGGGTCAAGCTTAGCTAAAATGTCGTCTAGTTGCATTTCCATCAATTAATCATTAGCCAATTCATAGTCAGATTTAGATCCTAGTGGCTCTAGCTTAAACTCAAATGACAAGTTCTCATCATTGTATGTTACAGAAAGCTGCGAGTCTTCCTTGTTAGAGTTAATAAAATCTTCAGTTGGTATCTCAATAGATCCAATTTTATTTAAAATTGCAACCAGAACCTTTGTTGCATTCATAGTCTTAAAAACATCTTCATTGTTTTCTGTCATTTTACTTCCTTAACCATAAGTGTTCCATCTTCTAAAGTTTTTAGAACTGGCTCGCATGTCATTCCTTCTCTCATTTTTGCCAAAGAGAGCGGGTACATACTTGAAAATACAATTGCTCTATTTAAATTCTTATCTTTATCTGACATAACTAAGTGTGCCATAGTTTTACCAGCTTTTGTTTTATATGGTGTATAGCTTATCACAAACCTTTGATTTTCGTCAATAGGGTACGACTGTGCATATAGGTATTTAACAAAAGCATCCTCAGAGTCTTTGTTAATTAAATCAACTTCTACATATCTAGATATTCTATTGTCTCCAACAAGAACAAAATACATTTTATTTGTTTCTATTTTTGTTTGCTCAATATCAAAAAGACCTACTGATCCGCTTTCATCAACAAGCTCGATTCTTGACCAACCATTTCCACGCTTTATACTCTTTGCCATTCCAAACATAACAAAAGATCCAAGTTCTTCAAACTCATCAATTGGTCTAGCCTGTGCTTTAATCTTTGGGTCTAGATTAGAAAGATTAAATGAAGGTATTCCTAAAAATTCGTAATAAGACTCGGCTTCTTTACCGCTTCTAGGGTTATCATCAAAAGCAGCCCCGCCAATAGCATTAAGAGAAGAAATGGCCCTAGAATTAATACCACTGCCTTTCTTGGATGCTTTGTCAACAAAGTCTTTATAATTTTCATAAGGTCTCTTTTCTATAATCTTATTTGCAATGCTGTCTGAAATAAATTTAACTTCTGCCAATCCAAACCTAATAGAATCTTTCTGTAATGAAAAGTTTACATCAGACTCATTTACATGTGGAAGCTTTACCTTAATGCCAAGTCTTTTTGCTTCAATCAGATATCCTGTTCTGGCGTCTTTGTCTCCTTCGTTCTTAAGGATCGAGAATAGAAATTCCAAAGGATAATAACACTTAAGCCAAGCGGTATAATAAGAAAGCATAGAATAAGCGACAGCGTGACTGCGATTGAATGAGTATCCAGCATGTGCTTCGAAGTTTTTCCAGAGGTTTTCTGCTTCATCGGCGCTGATATGCTTCTTAGCGCCCTCAATAAACTTATCTTTAAAAGGACTGAGTTCTTTTGCATCCTGCTTCTTACCAATAACCTTTCTAACCTTGTCCGCTTCCGACCAAGTCATTCCGCCCAAGTGTACGCATGCTTGCATAACCTGCTCTTGATAAATAATAACTCCATATGTATTTTCTGTGAAAGGCTTCATAATAGGATGAGTGTAATGAACTGCTTCGTCCCCATGCTTACGCTTAATGTAAGAGGAACCAACCGTATTCATTGCACCTGGGCGCACCAAAGCGTTAGATGCAGCTAAATCTTCAAACTTATCCACCCGCATCTTTATAAGAAGGTTTGTGTATGGAGTTGCTTCTGCCTGAAATATTCCCTTTGTGTATCCATCATTAAATATCTTATACACATTTTGATCATCAAGTGGTATTTCATATAGATTAATTTCTTTACCCGATCTGTCCTTAATTGTTTTTAAGGTATCAGAGATTACAGATAAAGTCTTAAGTCCTAGGGCATCTAGTTTAATAAGACCTATATCTGCAACCGTATCCATATCGTATGCCACGACTGGAATTCTTCCAGACACTTCATCGTTTGCATCTGCTCTAGACTCTATTGGAGCATACTTTCTTAAATCATCTTTTGCTACTACAACTCCAGCAGCATGCACTCCAACGCTGCGAATTTTTCCACGTAGCTTTTCAGCAAGCCAAGTTACCTCTGGGTATTTTGTTCTAAACTCTTTTGTATTTGGTGAATCCATAAAGTCTTCAAATGTGTCAATAGATTTCATTGCACGATTTACATCAGACAGCGGAACCATAAATACACGGGCAGCATCACGAATAACACCCTTATCCTTAAAATAAGTAAATGTAGAAATAGATGCGACGTGCTTAAACTTCTTTTTTAAGTAATCCTTAACCTCTTTGCGGCGACGGTCTTCAAAGTCAGTATCGATATCTGGAAAGTCATTTCGCTCTGGATTAATAAAGCGGAAGAATAGAAGGTCATACTTAATAGGATCTACATCTGTAATTCCAAGAGCATAGCAAACTAATGAGCCTGCAGCAGAACCACGGCCAGGACCAACCATAATATTATTTGATTTAGCCCATGTAATCATATCGGCTACAACTAGGAAGTATGATGCAAATGACTTATCTTTAATTATAGATAACTCTTCTGCAATTCTATCCAAGTAGACCTGATCTTTGTCCAGAGATAGTCTTTTAAGGCCTTCTAAGGCCATATCAGACAGTTTCTTGTCAGCATTGGTCTTTGGGATAGGGAGCAGATCTAATCCCCTATTGAAGTCATATTCTTCAATCTTATCAGCAATTTCCATTGTATTATCATATATATCTGTACGAGTAATACCTGCTTTATTAAAGTCCGCCTCAATTTCAGACCTACTTTGAATAAATAAATTATAGTCTGCAAATGATATTTTACGGTCTGGATATAGGTAATTAAATCTATCTAGCATATCTGGCATTTGCCTAGACATTTCAAAGTCTGCATCTTTATCTGATTTAGGAGATGTAGATAGAATAAGCATTGCTTCTTCTAATACTCTATCTTCTTCTTTAGCAAAGTGCGAATCACCTGTTGCCACAGCCTTAATTTTAAGTTCATCTGCTAATTCAAGCAGCTTCGAATTTATTTCTTCTGGGTTGTGAGACTGTACCTCAATATAAAAATCTTTACCGAAAGTTTTTTGAAAGTCTTTGAGAATAAGTTTAGCTTCAGAGAACTCGCCTTTTTCGATAGCCTTAGAGATAAGACCATTAAGGCATCCAGAGAGTACAATAATACCTTCCGCATATTCCTTAAGCACCTCCCTATCAATACGTGGCTTATGATAAAAGCCTTCTGTCCATGCAAGCTCTTGCAGGGTGTTGATATTCTCTAAACCCTTTTTATTCTTAGCTAAAAGAATAATATGATTATACGCCTGAATAGATTTATCCGTTTTAGAAGATCTATCAAATCTATCTGTTGGTGATATATAAGCTTCAACTCCTAAAATAGGCTTTATGCCAAGCTTCTTTGCCGCAATCTGCATATCTCTATGAGAAGACAATGTCCCATGATCTGTTATAGCAATTGCTGTTTGCCCTGCATCTAACGCTGCCTGACACAGTTCTTCTGGCGAGTTAAGACCGTCCATTAAAGAATAATAAGAGTGAACATGTAAATGCGTAAATGTCATTTAAATAACTCCAAGCCTACGTACCATTTAAAAAAGTAAATTCCGACTTCCCATTCATTTGCAATTGGATATCCCCAGTTATGTAGGTATATTCCGAATGAATAGCTAGCAATTTGTGTACCACGATTAACTTTAATTTTTGTCATTAGTATCCACCACAGCATTCATTTCTAGTATGATATAGTCTAATTTTAGTTAATATCTTTTTTGTTGGTGCATACAAATCTTCTTTGCAACATCCGCATTTCATGTGCCATTCTCTGGCAAAAAAATCATACAAGGCGCCCGTGTAGTTTTTATACTTATTGGAAACAAAAGTTTCAAATGGGTCTGGGATTTCGTATGTTCTCATTGTGCTATTCTACTAAATAATGTGGAGGCGGTCAATACCGCCTCCACTATTTAATACTACCAGTCTACGCTGCTGCTTGTTGAAGAAGATTCTCTTTCTTCTGGAGCTGATTCTCCAGTATAGAAAGCTTCTTGCTCTGCGTATGGTACGCTTCTGACTGCTGTCTTCTCTAGATCAAATAGCTCTACAGCAGAGAAATCAAATGGCTTCTCATCTTTAGCAAGTGGGATAATTGTGTAGCTTGTGTCTGTCTTAAGACCACTACGCTTTACACGCCACATTAGGTTTGTGATGCTTCCCATTTCGTTTGCATATTCGATTAGCGTTGGTGTAATTGTTTTACCGCTTACGCCCTGAGAAAGAATTGCCACATATGGCTCAGTCTTTCCGTCATCAACTAGAACATTAATGTATAGTCGTTTCCTTGCACCCCAGCCAGCCTTTGGATCCTTGCGATGCTGCTCTTGAGCCCAGTCACGGCCTTCATCTTCCATTGTATCTAGTGCCTTACGGCGATAATCTTTAGGGTTTGTGTGCTCAATTGCAAAAAATCCGCAACCCATCTTTTCATTATAGTGTGGTGAATCTGGATCAAGCTCTTGCAGGAAGCGAATCTTTACTGCTTCTCCATCTTCAATCTTTAACCACTTTGCCTTGCTATCTTCTGAACTTGTGTATGTAACCTTGTCCATTGCTTTTGTCATTCCTGACAAACCTTTTACTATTCCCATTTTTTCTCCTTATGTATGTAACGGTATATATCCGTTTGTAACCACGTATTTTTAAGTTCGATATTCAAAATTAGATATGGCATTTGTTATACAGGCTTTAATATCTTCATCAGACATGTCACCTGCATCTTTTACACCCTCTGGATATATTCTACCATAAGAATGCGATGCCCACAAGATGTTTTTATTACTTAATTTATAAGCAATTGCTGAGCCTAAATCTCTTCCCGCCTTATCCGCATCTGTCATAATTAGTACCGTATTAAAATACCTATTTAGCAAACCTAGATTATCCCCAGATATGTGTCCACCTAAAGTAGCGACAACGTTTGGGAATCCTGCCTGGTGAACACGAATTGCATCGAAGCTGGACTCAACAACAATAACTCTGTCTCCAATTTTCTTTGCACGATGTATATTAAACATTGTTTTACTTCGTGGCAGGTCTTTACTATTCTTAAATCTTTTATCTGATATAGATCTACCTACAACGCCGACTGGAATTCCGTCTGGACTATGGACTGGAACAGTTACCATATCCATGTTGTCCGAGTACCCTAATGAAAAATACTCAATTGATTCTAAATTAATTCCACGAGATTCTAAATACTGTTTAGCCTTGTCATTACTTACAAGGCTGTTGTGCAAGTTGTCTAATGTGTCTTTTGAAAATTCAACAAAGTCTGGCTTATCTTCTAGCATGCTCTTAAGAGATTCATCAAAATTTTCTAGGGCTTCTGACTGCTTAGATTCAATATACCTTAATGATTGAAATTCATTTTTGTTTAATATTCTTTTAACTAAATCACTAAGGGTCCCAGCTTCTCCGCAAGATGGGTTAAAACAAATATACGCACCTTTTGTTTTGCTAATACTAAAGCTTGAAGTGTGTCTATTTGAATGAAATGGGCAGTATGCTAGGTAATCATTTGATGTTTCACCTACCATATCTATGCCAAGGCTTTGAACTATTGATTTGATATGGGCAGGGGTGTACTCCGAGCTATCAACTTGCCTTGAGTTATACCCTCTAATTGCCATGCCTTCTTCTTTCCTACATAGATTCCGTGGATAGTCATTAAAAACTTCCAAGTCTGTCCGTCAAATTCTACCGAAAAAGCTGGGTCTATGTCAAGTACTCTGGTATAACCAGAGTCTTTCATCTGCCCACTAAGTAGATCTTCGTATTGCCTTTTGACCCTGATCATATCAGAATCATCTAAAAACTGAACCTCTATCTGAAACCTTTTAATATTTTGATGAGTCATTGCTTATCTCTGGAAGGTCTTCATATATAGGAGTAATAACTCCTCTATTGATATCCCAATCAAGGAAGAATCTAAAGTCGTGGCCGTGTCTATTCTTTCTAGACACAACCTCAATTAGATCAGTATTGGCATGCTTATGAATAGCAATAGCCATATCAGCATCATACTCAATAGCCTTAGACCAAGCAACTTGGCTCATCATTGGGGGTTGCTTTTGATCTGAAATATCATCTGCTGTTGCTGCGGTGATATCAATAATTGGAATTCCGTTTGTAACAGCAAGCAGCTTAAAGTCTCTTGAGATATTTCTATTTCGCTCAACTTCAGAATTGCTTCGCTTGTTATCATTAAATAGTTGATGATAATCAAGGATAACTAGATCTGGTTTATGCTGATCAATCTTACCTTGGATTGTTGCTGGTGTAACTTCTCCAGCACCCTCATTAGAGACAAGAATAAAACTATTCTTTCCTTCGGTCTTTTTCTTTCCCCATGTCTTAAAGCTATCAATATTAATATCTCCTTTAGACAAGTCGCTTGCTCTAAACAAACCAGATCCAAGCATTGTATAAATTCTATCTCTCATGTTTTCTGGAGCCATCTCAAGAGAAACAATCATTGGCTTAAACCCTTGCTCCCATGCTTTACATGCAAGGTAGGAGGTAAACCATGTCTTACCACGCCCTGGCCAGCCAATAGCAACAATAAGGTGTCCTGGGGCCATTCCTGTTGGGTAGGCTTTGTCAATGGCTTCAAATCCAGTTAGGATACCTGGACTACCACCCATAGCCAAAGATCTAGTTCTTACTGACTCATAGTGTCTTTCGGCTGAATCCAAATCTGTGATATCTAAATCTTTAACATTGTTTGTGTATCTACTCAATGTTGCTAGCTGAGATTGCATAGTTCCAAGCACTCTGGATGGAGCATCTTCTTTTAGCGATGATCCAGCCTGTAGAAGAATTGTCTTTAGTTTATTTCCAACGAACTCATTCTTAAGCTTGTCCAAATAATATCCAGTCTCACCTTTAGTTTCAACTGGCTCGAAGTCCTTAAACTTATCTTGCAGGATTCCAGCTTCTGGAACTGCTCTAAACTTGTAGTAGTATGACTTAAGGCCTTCCCAAATATCTTTATGGGAAACAAACAGGTCGTCTGAGTTATCTGCAAGTATGGTGCTGATGTCTTTATTCTTGCATACCGCTGAGATTAGCTCGGCTTCTGTATTCATTCGTTATCCTCAATCATCTTTTTTGTCTCCTGCAACAGACGGCTTCTGTTAGCTTTATCTTCCTTAATCTGCATCATCATATCTTCTATTCTTTCAAAATTATTGTAGAAGAAGTTTAGTGGATGTCTATTCTTTCCAGTCTCAAAATAGTAATATAAAACATTCTTGGAACGCTCAAACCCTATGCTATCTATAACATCTTGCATAGCCCACTTCTCTTTATATCTATTTATTGTTGGCTTAGCATTGTACATGCCTTCATATAAATTAGAGTAAAGAGAAAGAAGGATATAGGGTTCTTTATTTACTGCCACGCAATTCCTCTTCTACTTCTTGTGTCTTTTGGATCAGCTTATCCTCAACAAACTTATACACTCTGTCTGCTGCTGCATCTACGGTTTCGCCATCTCTGACAAAATCATCGACACCAATTCCAATTTTAATGCTTTCAAAGTTTCCAAGATTTCTTGTAAAAGATAAGTCTACTCTAACCTGTGTTGCTTTATCCATTAGTGTTCCGCCTTTCTATGCCTACTCAAAGTGTCATGAGCAAATATGCCCCAACGCACTACTAATTCTTTCTTACATATTTCACAAACCACGACTCTTGTTGGTGCTACTCTGCTTTCCATACTGGCACAAAGTTCCCTTCTGTTGTCTTAGTATACAATATAGTGTTATGTTTGAGAAGAGCCCTCATCTCATTTTTTGAAGGCATGTTATTAGAATATCCTGATTCTAATATAAACTCATGAATGTCCATAATGTCCGATTCACTAAACATAAACTTATACCATGTGCTATCTACATTTCCAATTGGATATACTTTTTGAGGATATCTTATCTTCCCATCCAAAATATAATCTTCAATTGTAACCTTATGCTTGTTTAGCATTTGTGCAACCTGCTTAGTTGTATAAGCATTCTCCATAGTTTTTAACACTTGAGAATAAGAATATAATAACCTTTTTTTATCAGGATAGCACCAAGCAACCATTTGGTCTTTCGATCTTGAATGACTTAATACTTTATGTATCTTGTTATTTAAGAAGAAATACCGAATGCTTTTAGTTGGCTGTTTTCTCTTTTTTCTATCCATCTACCTAGTGCACTCGTATCCTTATTGATCATCCATCTTTTACCGCACATCATGCAGAAAAGCTCTACGTGTAATTTTTGAGAGAATACTCTATCTACAAAAACTCTTCCTTGACACTTATTGCATTTCATCATAGTGTAAATAGCTTCCCATCAACAACACATGAGTAATCTGGTGCCACATGGATCATTTGAATATGTGGATAGTCATTTACAATATGTGCAATGGCAAATCCCTTCTGCCAATCATGGTGCTGCATATATTTCATTCCTGGCCCCTTTTCATCACACATGTGCCCAAGCTCATAGCCTCGAAGTGTTTCCCCTTCGCCATTATTTCTAAGTTCATATGTAACTAAATGTGAAGCAATTCTATGAGAGTGTCCTCTAATTAATGAAACCTGAAGGTCTTCCATATCCTTACGAACAGATCCAGTTGATGCAATTGAAAGACCATGATGAACGTGAATATCTCCAAAGCGACGCTTTGGCAATTCGTTATAGTGTATATATTCATAACCCAATGAGTCAAGTCCCCAAAGAGCTTCTGGAGTTACCTCTGAAATATAATCAGGAAGCTTTGCATCTACATAGTTAAAGATTCTAACATCATGATTTCCAAGAGCGGAAAATAGCTGTGCCTCTGGAAGCATTTCTCTAGTCTTAGTGTAAAAATCTCTTGCGCCTTTTGCTTCATGTCGCATCATTGGAACAATAAGATCTCTGCTGTCTGTTTTATGCAAGTTTAAAAACTCTGCTGATCGGCCTTCTGTATATTTGCTATAGCATGCCTGATCGTCTGTGTCGCCAAGGTAGTCAACAACATCTGGTTTAAACCACTTCATTACCTTAAACCAAAGTGCGATCATCTTATCATCCTGATATGGGAATTGCTGGTCGGATGAAATCATCCACTTTAAATCGTTGCTCATGAAAACCCTTAATATATATAAAAGCCACGATGTCGTGGCTTAATGTTATAGTAATTGTAACATATTGACACATGGTGTCAATAGTAATTTACGAATTCTTAAAGAATCTTTTTGCCTGCACTAACCCAGTGAAAATTAATTGCAGTATCTCCTGTAGCCTTTTCGCTCCAAACATTTAGCATTGTAGCATCTTTATTGCCAGATAAAGCCCATCTAATATTAGTTTTACCTGGATCCTTTAACCTTGGTGTTGCAACAACGTAAGCCACCTCATAGTCTGCTCCCCAGCCAAGTTCAATTGCAATATTGTTATCGCTGCCAGCTTTTAGACCCTTTTCAAAAGTAACTACTCCAGCTTTTAAATGCATAACCGAAAGCTGTGTTACACTGTTTGCTGTGGTTGTGCTCAAGTTGTATGACCTATCGGATTGATCTTTAATATCATCAATCTGTTTTTGCAAATCCTCAAGCTTTTTAGGATCTACTGGTTCACCATCTTGAAACACAACTGTCATTTTAAACCTCTTCTAATTTAGCATCAAGAGACTTTGCGTACTCTTCTTGTGCTTCTTGTTTATTCACTAACTCTGTGACTTCCGCCCTCAATATAGCAATCTGAGTTTCATATCCAGAAACTAATTGACCGATTCTTTCTTGCAGGGCATTAACAATTAATTCTAATTTTTCCATTTTTACCTATTCGGCTAGTGCGTTTACGTCTGCAAGTTCTGAATTTAGAACAGACAGTTGTCCAGATATTTCTTGAATAGCATCTTCAATATTTGAAACTGATTCAGAATCTGGAGTAGTTTTAGCATTTTCTACTAATAGATCTATTTCTAATCCAAACTTCTTATATTCAAGACCCTTAAGTCTTGATTCAATTATTTGAACCTTATCGCTTTTTGATAGTATTGTCATTTTATTCCTCCTTTCATATTATAGCATTTAACTTTAATTAGTCAAGGGCCCAGTCCATGTGCCTCCTAAAGAACTTAATTCCTCCAACAAGACATCCTTTTTAAGTTTACATATGGACAATTCATGCTCTAAAGAATATTTTTCTTTAAAGTCTTCGGCATGGTCTATAAATGAGTTTATGATAAACTCAATATTATTAAGCTTTTCAATAAGCAAATTTATTTTTTCTTGATTAGTAATCACTATTTCTCCTATGTATATGTGGTTGCAGTTGGTACCCAGGCTGAATAACTCGATGCCCCGCCACTATTTCTTGCTCTTACTCTAACTCTAGCATAGTTAGCATTAGTTCCGCCATATGGACTAACCAGCTGATATGGAGAAGCGGATATTCCTGTTACTGTATATCCTGTTGCAGTTAGTGGTGCAGCATTTGCTCCAGACCCATTTGAAGCTGTAAAAAATTCTATCTCATAGCTTGTAGGAGATCCAGTAGATGCACCCCAAGTAACAGCTCCGCTTCCACTAAGAGTAACTGAAGTTGGTACTCCTGGAGCGCTTACTGCAGCAGATGTTACTGATACTGAATTTGAAAATGCTGCTGTAGACCCAGCAGAATTTGTAGCTGTTACCCTACATCTAATTACAAAGTTAGACCAGCTAGTTGAACTAAATGATGAAGATGTTTGTCCAGTAGTAATCCAGTTTGCACCTTCTTGATACTGCCAAAGGTAGGCGTAGCTCGTTGGAGAATTTGACCAGCTTCCGTTAGTAGTGTTAAAAGTAGTTCCAGCTGCTCCTGAAGATGGTGTGACAGATGGGGCAGCGGTGTTTACTGGTGCCGCAACTCCTGTAGTTATTGGTCCAATTTCTTGACCACCTAGCCATGTAGTAGATGATGGAGAAGATCCAGCAGAGTTTGTTGCTCTTGCGTATGCCCTAAAATATCTTTGTCCTGAATTAAAATCTGCTTGTGTTGTTGTATAAGTGGAAGAAGTTACATTTCCAGGAGCTGCAACTAGAGTTTCAGAAGTTAAAACTCCAGCAGTTCCTCTATAAAGCCTAAGATCGTAAGTTATTGGAGTTGTACCGCTCCATGTTCCAACTCCAAAGGTAAGGGTGCTTCCTACTGGCAAACTTCCACTTAATGTCGGCTGCGCTGAATTTGATGGGGCAACTGCATTTTGATTCCATACAGCTGTTGCAGTTACATTTGTAGTTGGGGTATAAGATGCACCAGCAGTATATACAGTTCCTCCTATATTCCATCCACCGAATGTAAACCCTGTTCTCAAAAGTGTTCCTTGATTAGATATCGTAGCTGATTGGCTTGCTGATCCATATCTCATATACATAGTGATGCTGCTTGATGGAGTAAAAGATCCACCAATTGCAATTGGACCTGTTTGATTTGTGTTGCTGGCGGGATAGTCATAATAACCAGTATTTGTAAAAAATGCCTGAGTTGCAGATGGAACTGAGCCAGATGTTTGCCCAGTACTACTGTATGAAATAGTATATGATGCTTTTGATGCAGATGGCGCAGTATGCGAAAGTCCCGCATTTTGAGTTGTTGTTCCACCGCCAGTTCCACCATTTGTAGCAGCATCCCAGGTAACTGTATACTGTGCCTGGCCAACTAAAACGGTAGTTGGTGTTGTATAAACTTGGTTTGGAGAAACACCATTTGACCATGTAACTACTGCCTGAATTCTAAACCCTGCATCCACAGCACTAGTTGTATATGTATCTCCGCCAGTTTGTCTCGTTACATAAGCGCCACCAGCTCCATCATTTCTTTGCCATACCCAACTAGAGCTGGGTGCTGGAGATCCAGTAGCATTAGTTCTCCACAAATAGATTACTCCTCCGTTGTTTATTGAACTTATTGCTGATCCAGATGAATTTCCCATATAAGCAGATCCTCCAGAAGGAGCTACTGGTTGGACTGCATTGATCAATGTTCTATTATCATCGACTCCGTCTTGAGTTGAAATTCTATTCATAGATGCAGTTGATAGCAGAGTTGATGTCTGTGCTGTTGTGGCAGACCAATCTTGAGTTGCGTTTACACCATTTTGTACCGCTGTAGTACTTGGTGTTATTGTTGTTAAACTATTATTTACAATATATACGTCAGCATAACTTTGTCCCCAATAAAATTGAACTTGGTATCTTGCAACCTGTGCTGCATCATTATAATAATTACCCCAGTATGTTACCCAATAACTAGTAGAATTTGCAAAAGTCCACAGACCTCCAGTTGATATAGTTCCAGAAGCTGAAACAGCACCCTGTCTTAGGTCTCCAGCTAATGGCGCTAATGTTATTCCAGATGTAGGAATTGACCGCAACCCAGCTGGATCGTTCCCGCCCCAGTTAATATATCCATTAGTTGAAACATAAATATTGGTTCCAGAAGTAAATGCTGAAGGCAAGGTTACCCTTCTTTGAGATCCAGTAAGTTGATTATTTACATAAAAGGTATAGTTTGCGGTAGAAGTAGTAGAAAATGCAGAAGGCTTTGTAACAGATGCCAATGATGTCTGAGATCCTGCAGTTCCTGCTGTAGTCCCTCCTGTTTGATTTAAACCAGAATATGCTGTTACACCAGTTATTGTTACTGTAGGATTAGATGCCCCACCTATTGTAATTGATGCTGGCATTGAATTTGTGTTCAATGCAAATGTTCCATTTCCACTAGATGCTCCAGATATTGTATAATTTACTTTCCAACTTTGTGCTCCAGTTGTTGAGCTTATATTAAACTGTAATGTTCTTAATGTTCCAATTGCTCTAGTTTGTGTGCTTATTGGAGAATTTGAAGCGGAAGAAGATATACCTACAACTGTTTCAAATGAACTACCTGCGCCAAGGAAGTTACCAGAAGAATTCCATTGGTTTAATGTTGTTATTGCTTGAACAGCTGGATTTGCTAATGTTCCTCCAGCTGATGACCCAGTTCCATAACTCCAAAGCTCGTATGATTCTGTATCGGAAGGAAATGCTGAAGCCATCTCAATAAGTACGTTATTTGAGGTTGTAGAAACTCTTTGTTGTACAGGCGCAGATGGAGTCTGTACGGAGCCTGTATTTGTTAACGAATATGTGAATGCATTAGGTGCTTGTGTAACTAGAGAAGTTGTTTGAACAACTGCTGTTACTCCATTAACAAGTGATTCTAAATCTGTTCCAGAATTAAAAACTTCTTCCATTGCATATATGTAGTTTGCATTATCTGCTTGCACAACAGTATATGAGTATCCGCTTGATTGTATTGGAGTTAAAGATTTTAGCTGAGATTCTGTTAAAGAACTTGATGTACTTCTATACCATTTTATGGTACTTCTATTAGTTTCTATTTTGTATGCGTCAGTGGTATTCCATCCAGAAGAGTAGGTTATTACGGTACCAACATTGGGGGTTGTGCTGCTAAGAGTAGGACCACTTGATATAATTGGTTTTTGTCTTGCAACATAATACCTTAAAGATTCTGCAGAGCCATCATAAGCTGTTCCCCCAGAAGCTTTTGCAGTTACAAAAAATACTATCCATCCTTTATCGTAATTTGTTCCAGTAATTAAAAAATCATTTGTTGTCCCAGACAGTGTTGACATTGCTGGATCATAATTTGTAGACTTATCGCCAGGGTCTTCATAAGTATAAGACAGCCATTTATATTGATATGAACTTATAGTATAACCATTTGGATTCCATGATCCCCTATTTCCACGATAGGTTGTTCCAACCCTTAAAACTGTTGAAGAGCTTAGCTCTGAAGATGAAGAAGTTGTTGAGATAAATGGATTTGACGTTGCATAAACTCCAGATAACGGCCATACTTTTGTCCAGCCTGCATCAAAAAAAAGAAATACAGATTTAGCGGCTGACCATGTAGAAGAAGCTGTTTTAATAAATATTTTTTTAGCTAATCCAGTGGCCCAGCCGCTTGCTGTTTTAATGAATATATCTGAAGGCATACTAAACCACTATACCATTTTTAATATTGTATGTAAACATCTCCTGTGTTTCCTCCTGAAGGTGCGGTAGTTCCAGCAGAAATGTTTCTATGTGCATTAGTTGCAACTGCAACATTTCCAACATGATACGCATATGTATTAATTCTTACTGTTCCAGTTAACGAAATCTGTACCGCACTTAAATCCAAGAACCCACCTGCTCCACCAGTCTGTGTCATTTTGATTTTAGGCGGAGTTGACCATGTAGATTTTGTTGGAGGGACTATAACTAAACCAGGTAAAGTTACAGATCCAGCATCATCCGATACCCACAAGTACCCAGGTACATCTGCATCGTCACCTGTTTTTGGATAAAAATCAATTCTGTCTGGCTGACTTCCAGAAATAACAATTCTTCTTGTAGCAGATGTGCCACCAGTTTGAATAGTTCCGCCAGTAATAGTTGAACCAGTAATAGATCCAGCAGTTACTGTAGCACCTGAAATTGTTCCGCCAGTAATTGTTCCGCTTGCTGATATGTTTCCACTAAAAGTTCCTCCAGATGCATTTACTGTTCCACTAAATTGAGCATCTCCTGTAGCTGCATCTAATGCAACTGTTGGTGTTGTGCTAGTTCCCTTGTACAAATACAACCCGCTATTGCTCATTTCTACACGAGTACCCGAAGTTGCACTTGAAATTTTTATTCCGCTGGCAAGTAAATCTATTTGATTTATCATCTTGCTTCCGTCATTTTTTAAAGTAACGCCGTTTCCTGGTTGGGCAGCGGTTGATCCTGCTGTAGCACCAGATTTAATAGTGGCAACAGGAGTTCCACCCACTGAACCTGTTAGGTTTCCTCCTGGCTGCAGAGCGCTTGATCCTGCTGTAGCGCCAGCCTTAACATCTGTTAATGCAGTTCCATCAAGATCTGAGCCTGCATTTAATGATATGTTTCCTTTAATTCTTAAAGTTTGATCATAGTTAGACCACTTCATATATGCATTAGCGTTACCAATATTAAATGCTGGATATAGAACTCCAGCCTGATTGTCCCAACCTAAATAAAAACCAGCACTTGTACTAGAATAAGAATCTTTTGCTATAACCCCGCCAGAATTATATTTAGAATATATTGCAGCTCCGCTATTTTCAATAATCATATTGCTTACTAAGGATCCATCAACACCAAAAAGAGCTGCTTTGGCTAAAGCATTTGTTGCTTTTGTATTGGCTGCAATGATATCGGTTTGAGCCTGTGTAAGATCTCCATCTTTTAGTCTAACCCAAGCTGCTGGAGTTACTGTTGTACTCCACACTTTAAAATAATTAAAAGTAGTATCAAACCAAATGTCTCCAGATTTAGGACTTGATGGAGCGGTTGCTGAAGAAGTTGTTGTTGATTTTTTGTTTGCTTCAGTCAAGGCATCTGCTGCTGATTGAGCTGCTGCAGTTATATCTGAGTCTTTCATTCTTACCCATTGTGTTCCATTATACACTTTAAAGTAATTTATTCCAGCAGTTGTGTCAAACCAAACATCGCCTAAGATTGAATTTGTTGGCTGTGTTGGTCCATATGTTGTTTTGGTTTTTAGATTTGCAATAGACCTTACTGCCTCAGAATCTTGAGCAACAACCCATGCTGTTCCGTTCCAAATTTTTAACTGATTATTATTTGCTGTGTCTACCCATCCGTCTCCAGATTTAAATCCTCCAGTTGGTGCCGTAGGTGTTGTTGCTGAGTAGTAAACTTTTGATGTATCGTTTAATAACCCACCAAGTGAGGAACCTGATTCAACTGTTATCTTTCCAGAGATGATTGCTCCAGTTGCATACAATTGCCCATTAGCGTTAACCTGAAACCCTGCTTGACCACTTGCAGCACTATTTATTGCTGGGCTAGCTGTATTTCCTGACCACAAAACAATATCTGTTCCTGAGCTTTGCCTTGGCCGAATTCCTACATAAGATCCACTATTTGTTGCAGTAATTAAAGGAGTAGATGAACTTAAAGTGATTCCTCCAGCAGACAATGAATCTGTTCCGACAATCCAGTTTCCAATTTTTGCCCTTGTAGTTATAAAAGTTGGAGCATCTGTGGTAGCATCTACAAGAATTTGAGTAGTTTCTGTTAATACTGTAACACCCTCTACAAGTGTATTGCCATATGCAAATATTCCAGTAGAGTTCATTTGCACCCTTGGTTGGCCTGCAGTTCCTGCAATAAATGATCCGCCGCTAGATATTGTTACATTTCCACTTATCTTTCCAGACCTAGCATTAATGTCACCAGTTAAATATAAATTTGCTCCATCAAAATACATGTATTGAGTGTCTGTTCCAACTCTCAATTGCCCTGTTGTTAGCCAATAGTTATTTTTATTTCCCGTTTTATTTAATAGGATACCGTGATATCCAGTTGCTGGAGCGGCAGTAAATGCTGGAGTTGTTGTAATACTTGTATTTATTGAATCTAATATTCCAGTACCAAACTTAAACTGATCTCCAGTAGCACCGCCAATAGATATATAAGACTTAAGCCTTGCTAAAGATCCCTCAGCTGTAGCAACGGAATCTTGCGCTATAAAAGTTCCTGCTGCTGTGTAAGACTGAGTATTGTTGAATTGATCAACTGAAGCAACCTGGTAGTAGTATGTAGTATTTGGAATTAATCCTGAAACAGTAAATGAAACCGTGTTGCCAGTTGCTGGATGATCAACATATCCATATTCATAAATAGGGTTAGAGGTTTGAGTAGTCCATCTTACTCTATAGCCCCTACAATCAGCATCACTTGATTTAGTAAAAGATATAGTTGCTTGTAGGCTAAACCCAGTTTTATCATTTGCATCAACTGATGCTGTTGCTGAAACATTTGTTGGATTTGTTGGCGCAGTAGTATCTGTAGGATCTATCTTGTCTGGAGTTACTGTTACTATATTACTATAGCCAGTAAATCCTCCTAATTTTTTAGAAAACCTAGCTCTTACCAACCTTGCTAAAGAATTAGTTGTAGCGATATAAGCTGGATTTGAAGATGTAACAAACGGGGTAGAGCTCCAAGTAACGCCTGAATCTATGCTTTCTTCTACATAAATTTTATCGAAAGCTGAGTTGGCTGTATATGAAACGTTATATGCCATTGGAGCTTTAACTGCAGATATTGCTGGAGCAGTAAGTGGATCTGTATATTTTGCAAGTGAGTATCCAGTAACAAAACTTGTCTGCAGATTCTTATCTCTAACATAAATAAAACTGGCGTAGTCTATTTCAAATGCCGTGAACTGACCAAATACTTTTTGCAACTGACTAGCGGATATAATAATTTTTTGCTCTAATGGTGGAATCTTATCTTTTTCTACGGCTGTCCACCAGGTAGCATCTACATCGTTTTCTTCATCAAGCATCTGAAGGCCAAAAGAATCTGCCATTGTATTATCATTAGTAGCATCTTTAAGTGTAGGATCAAATTTCCAAAATAGGGATAGGTTTCCCGATACGTCCCATGTATGCCTTACATCATAAACAGATTTAGGCTGCTTAAGCATTGTTACACAGAATTCACTTGAGAAGGCTGAAAATTTATCTAACTTTGATTCTGCCTGAAGTTTTACACAGTATGTAGATATTTTTGTTGCATTAACTGTAATAGTGCCAGCTTTATTACCAAATGTTCCAAATTTAACATACTCATCACCAAAATCTCCACCCTTAATCCAAACGTTTACTTGCTTTAGAATAGAGTCTAAGTAATAGTTTCCGCCTGAGTCTTGTCCATTCCAGGATATGTACAGTATTGATCCTTCTGCATAAAGATCTGTTGAAATAAATCTCGGAGATAGAAGACCCTCTTGTGCAAGTGTTGTGAAGTTAAATCTGTCTGATAGTTCGCTTGTGCCTTTTGCTTTGTCCGTGTAAATCCATCCTGCTTGAAGAGCATAATCAGTTTCAAAATCTAAATCTGGAATTACTATATCCCAATAGTCACCATCTTGACTTTGAGTAATTCCTAGATCTCCATACTGTTCAGACATGCTAAGATCCAAACGATAGGTCTAGTTTAAATTCAATTGATGCTTCTCTACCAATTACTTTAATCATAGTTGAATCAAGTATTGATCTTGCAATCAATCCATATTCTGGGTCAAAAGTGTCCTCATCATTAATTCTTAATCCATCCATAGAAACTGATGCTTGAGCAGATGTTGGAGTTACAACAATTCCAAGCTTTACAACACTTTGCGGGTTAAATGTTCCAGTTGAAACTCCTGCAGACATATTTAAATTTTTTATGTTGTATCCAATAGAGTGTCCAGTAAATGTAAATTGTAAATAATCGGTATCTGAGCTGTACAGCCTAACCTTTAATGAAGAAAGGTTTGCATCATTTACCTTATATGAAAATGATAATGTATCAGATGGGTTGTATCCAGATATATCCATACTGTTAACAAGGTATGTGTATTCTCTTGCCGCCGTCCCATTTGATGTAAATATCAAAGAGCTGTCTCCAACTCTATAATCAGATTGATCTAATGTTGGCTCTGGGCTCCATTCATACGGCAATTCAAAATTAGATATGAATTTGCTTGCATACAAATTTCTAGAATACGATTCCCCAGAATATATTCCAATCTCATTTATCTTACCTGCAATATTTGTAGGAATTGTAGCTGAATATATTACTGTATATTTTACTGGTGATACAGAGGCATCTATATCTATTCCGCCTTGCCTAATTGGAACTCTATAAAACTCAAACCCAAGTCTTGAGTTTGTGTCTAAAAGAGGATACTCTACCTGAGTTGATATTCCTAAAGCCATTTCTTTTGATGAAAGAGAAGAATTACCTGCAACAAAATTAGTCAAAAACCTTTTTCCAAATTTAGTTATCATGATCTTCCTCCCTGTTTATCCGAAAGAGTTAAGGCAAAAATAAATCCGTCTATCTCTTCTTTGCTAGAATTATAAATTCTAAATTTTGCTTTTACTCTTTGCATTCCCTTTGCATCATCGTAAGATTCAGATCCTTTAAAGATTATGTCGCTAAGCTGAGGTCTTTCAGTTCCTGGAGGTGGAGGTGGAGGTGGGTTACCACCATCTCCATATGATGAGAAGGGGAAAGGGTTAGGAACCTCTTCGCTAGATGAAGTTCTTCCTTTCCAGACTGCGGCTAAGCGTGGGTCATCATCAAAGATGACTGGTGTTTTTCCTACTTGAATTCCCATTTATTTATTATACCATTACGTTATTAGATAGCTCTACACGAAATTGAGGTACTTACTCCTCCCGAATATTCCAAAGAACATCTTGTTATTATGTATTTAACACTGTTTTGGGACAGACCTAAAATAGGATAATTTATACTAACAATATCCCCAGCAGACAATATTGGGTTCCCGAACACTCTAAGGTCTATAAAACTTCCTTTATTTAAAGCGTTTGATTTAATCCACTCGGCCAGAGATTTAGCGTCTTCTTCTGACTGAATCCAGGACGAATCAAAAATTACAGACTCTTTAGGTTTTGAGTCATTAGACTGATCTGTATCATAATCAATAACTCCAGGAGAACGCTGAATTGAGTTTCCTAGCAAATAAAAACTTGTATAGTTATTATCGTGAAGAATAATTGATGAAGATGTGTTATTTAAAACATAAACTTCTGAGCTAAAAGGCTGCAATCTTGAATCTAGAACAGTTGCATACTTGTTGAATCCTGTTCTAAATCGAATTGGAATTGCTGGCCTACTTTCGTCATAAGAATCTTTTACCTTTCTTATTTCTCTTGCTATAGTTCCAAACTCAATAATGCTTCCGCTTTGATCAATAGAAGTATTTCCATTGTTATAAATTATATCTCCGTACAACATGGAAACAGTGTCATCTGAATAAACTCCATTATACTGGTATGTTGTATTTAAACTATTTTTTTTATACTCAGCCTCTTCTATGCTTTTTGCATAAACATGCTCAAAGTACACGACACCTTGACCGCAATGAAGACCAACATTTTTTGTAATTGTTGTTGGAGGGACATACAAATTTACAGAGTCTGTTCCGCTATCAGATGCAGTTATCTTAAACCCATTAATAAATACGGTAATGGTATTCTTAAACTCTCCTCCAGATAGCGACTCTCTTTTTACGAGAACATCTATATTGTAAGAGCTTCCAGCATATATTCCAGATAGAGTTTTTGGTGTTGTCTGCTGACTATCTTTAAGAACCGTAAGCTTGTTATCTTTTACCCTTACTAACATTACATCCTTTTGAAGACCTGCAAAGGCGGTAGTTCTAATTATAACGTAATACCCATTTTTTCCAGTTTGATCTAAACAAAAACCAATACCTCCAACTTGCTCTGGAGAACTAAGTTGACTATCAAAAAACATTCTAGTGCCGCAAGAGAAGTAAGATTTTGTTGTATCTACAGATCCAAAGCTTTTAACTGCTATATCAAATGTTTTTTTATCTTTGTCTAGATTTGAAACTGTAAGAAAGCTTTTTGCAGATGTTGTTCCAGTTGAGTTTGCTGGAGAAGTAATATAACCAACTCCAGGCTTTAATCTAGCAACATCTGGTGTAGCCAATGTAATATTGTATAAATTAAATTTATTAGGATCTGACTCTCCAGATTTATTAATATAAGAGTCTGGAGATTTCTTATGATCTGACTTTGGCGTAGTCAAGGCGCCTCTTGTTTTTATATTATATTCACCAGTCGGATAAAAGTTTTTATACCCTGGTTTTGATAATGCTGAGTATTTATAAACATCTGATTGGTTCTTTATAAGAACTCTAGATGGAGATCCTCCAGATGCTGGAACATACTGATACCATAGACCATCATACTCAATAATTTCTCCACCAATTAAAACATATCCATTAAATTGATCTAGAACTTTATCTGGACGTGCTGAATTTATTGTAGATGGCTCGAGCTTAAATATTTGGCTACTATCTCCTATGTCTTCCACCAAGGCGCCTGCTCCCAAATAAGATTCTGGTGATGTCCACAATGGTTGAGAAGACTCTGAGTTAGTTGCAACATAGGCGGTTCTGTATCTAACACGAACTTGATTGCCAGAGTTCATTTCTCTAGATGATAAACTCACTATGTTTGGAGCATAGTCAACTACAGAACCAGCCTTTATTTCTTCACTAGTAAATGTCCACTGAGATTCAGCGCTATTATCATAGATGTAGTTTCTGCTATAAAAATTTAAGACATTATTCTCATCTACAAAAGCATTCATCTGTATGTCTCTACATAACTCCTGCAAAACATCCCACACAGTTTTATCTCCTTCAGACCACCAAAAAGATAGCGAAGGGATAGAGTTGTCATCAACAATGCTGTTAGTCTTCTTAACATTAATTTTATATGTAGAAAATCCAACTGAGTCTAGTATTCTTTTAATAATGCTAGTTACTGGTGAGTCTTGAACCAGTAGCTGCGGGCATAGCGTATCCTGTAGTATTTTTGCAGCATCTGTTGCCTCAATAGAAGCGTCTCCAAACTCTGACAGGCTCCACGAGTTCATATAAAAAGTTCCCTGAATAACCTTTTGTGATGTAGTGCCATCTCCAATATTTATATAAGGCTCTATTGATGTATTTTTAAATAAATATATCTTGGTATTATCAATACTATTTTTTATATTGTACTCAGAAATAGATCTAGATGTAGTATGTGGCTTCATCAATGCCAAGCTCATATAGTTTGCTGTAATTGTTCCAACTGGAACAATTGAGCTATCATCTGCAGTAGTTTCTTTATTTATAGAAAAGCTTACGATATCTGAATCTATTGATAGAACCCATTTTGGGGCAAGTTCTATTACTCCTATAAACTTTCCAGTATTTGAATTAACTGCAGTTAAAGATACCTTTTTTAGATATTGTGTTGTTGTGTATTCAGTAGGTTTTGTTGTAGACCATGTTGTTCCGTTATAATGTATTATTGCTTCCCCGCTTGAATTAAGCGTAGTACCAGACGCAGTTATTGTTGTGTTGTCCTGCTTAACTCCAGTTATAGTCCAAGATGTGGGGGTGTCATGGCTAGTTTCAAATCGAGCAACAATTTTGTTAGATGGAATTAATTTTGCGGTAGTCTTTGCTTCATCTGAAAAATACTCTAAAGAAATATCGATGTTTGTATTTTTAGGTGCAAGCCAATATTTATAAACTGTGTCTGGGCCAGGGTAATAAAGTCTAGGCTTTGGTAAGCCATTTAGCATCACAGTTTGCTCAACATTTCTTGGTCTTTCAAATGAGTTCTCAGGTGTATCAGTATTATTAGTTGTATGTACCAAATATTTAATTCCTGGAGATAGCGGTCTAAATGGCTTATAGATAGTATCTATTGGAAACAATTTTTTAAAAGCATTTGTGTATGGGTTTGTTAATGCGGAAGATGTAGCCGTTATATACTCTACCATTGAGTTTAAATTATATTCTATTGTGGCGCCAGCCGAAGTTGATATAGAGGATCCCTTTTTAAGTAAATCTTTAGTGGTATTAGATACGGATATCATACCTGCTCCAGGGATATATTAACGCTCCAAAATGGTTGTAATCCTCTTTTTAGAATTGTAAAGTCGCATGAAGAAAATACCATAGTATATGTGTAGTCATCTGAAAGTGCGGCTGTACCCTCAACTAAAGAAGGAGAAAAAACTGTTGGATTAATCTTAACTCTAAATGAACCACGTCCTGCAGCGCTTTCATAAAAATTCTTAATGTCTTCCGCTCCCCATCCGCCGTCAACTGTTTCATTTCTAAAAGAAGGAATCATTTCCCATGAAGCATTTAGGTTTAGCTTATCTGCTACAAAATATTTTCTAAGTGTTCCATTTGCCATTCTTTGGCTCGACTCAATTCTTTCTGTATTTATAGAAAGAGGAGCTCTATTATGCTCTGTAATTCTTCTAAATCCTAATGATCCTGCATTTGCAAATGCCAATCCGTTTGTAGCTGCAACTGACTCTGTGTATGTATTTCCAGGAGGAGATACAGTTGCACCCTTATAATTAAATTGATTTGTTGCTGTATTAATTGCAAATGGGTCTAGGGCTTCTATATAAAGGATTGATCCTTTTGATAAATTTTGAAAGCTCATTATCCGCCAACCCTTCTATTTACTCCAGCAGCCATTTCTCTAAGTCTCATTTCTTTATGGATTGAAGCTGCAACGTCGTCTGCTGTTAAGTTAGTTCCGTTTAGCTGTACGTTTATATTATACATTGAACTTGAAGAGGAAGCAAGGCCCCCCTGATTAAATCTTACTCTGCCTCCGCTTGACATCTGAGGGACATTATACTTAACCATTCCGCCAGCAGCCATTCTATTTATTGAATCAAGCATTGGTAATCCAGCTGCCTGAACAGATTTTGCATTTATTACATACTCTCCATTTGAAAGCATTGCTGGAATTGAATCAGATGTAGGTGTTCCTGGACCGCTAACATAACCACCAGCTGCTTTGTTAACTGCAAACTGAACTCTACCAGCATTTCTATCAATTGCTATAATTCTTAATTCGCCAGTTTTCTTTGGCTTTGTTATGTCGTCTGTTATAACCGCTACAATACCACCCTTCGGTCCAACAAGAACAATTTTACCTTCAGTTAAATCTTTTCCGCCGCCCTTAAAACTCGCAAGGCTAGTTTCAAATATTCCTGGATTTAGAACTTCTTTTTTCCCAGTTGTTGGATCAACAGTCACCTGATTATTTGTAGGGCCACCAACTTTTCCAGTATTCTTTGGGGCCTCCACATTACTTGAATTTGCTTGAAGTGGGCTTTTAGCATTTTTACCTGGAACATTATCCTTGTATCCCAATGCTTTCATTAGATCGGCTCTAAGTTTCTCTAATGTTGTGCCTCCAGTAATCATCTGAGCATGTGATGTCAAGGCTTTTATGTCGTCTTTAAATGAATTTAATATAGATTGATTTGGTGTTGTTGTTGTTTCAAGACCGCTTCCATTATACTTTCTAGTAACGGTTTCGACTGGAATAGGCTTTCCCTTACTAAAGTAATCTGGGAACGCTTTCTCAAGTGTTTTCTTTAAAGTGCTTCCACCCTTAACATAAGAATCTTGAACCTCTTTGACGAATGCAATAAACTCGTCTTGAATTTTCTTTTCTTCTCTTGCTCTCTTTTCAGCGTCAGGCTCTAGCTGATTCATTGTACCTCTAGTTGCCAAATCATTAAATGTTGTCTGGAATTTTTGAAGCTTATCTGCTATTTCAGTAGCAACAGCAGAATTATCTTGATTATTTTGGAAGGTAATAGTCTTTTTATCTTGTGCGTCTGATATTGCTTGTGCATCTTTTTCAAGAGGTGCCTTTGCTTTATTTGCTGCATCTTCAATTGCCTTTACAGCCAAGTCACTTTGTCTATTAAGTGTTAGCTGATCAATATCTAATCTTGCTCTTGCAGCCGTAGCCATATCGCCACGAGCAACTGCATCAGCATATTCAATCTGAAGCTTTTGTAACTCTAATGCATAGTTTGATGCATCTTGAGTTGCTCTTAAAGATTCTAGCTTTTTGTTCTTCTCATCCTCAATAAGCTTAATCTTTTTAGCAATTACCTTTAGCTCTTCTTGTGCGCTTCTTTGTGAAGCAGCATTTGCTCTTTGTGCAGCTGCTGAAGTTGCTGCAATTGTTTTTTGCAATGCGGCGTAGGCTGCGCCCATGGTTCCAAACGTAGTTTTGCTATCTGCTGCCTTTGTTAATGCAGCAACACCAGAGTCGACGGCTGAATTAAATCCAGCTAATTTAATTGCTAGAGTTGAGTCGATCTTGCTTAAGTCAACATTAATTCCAGAAGTAAAGAGTTTCCATTTTGCAAGAATTCCCTTGATGCTATCTGCTTCATTTGTAATTGAAGCTAGTAGAGGCTGCGTCTTTGCCAAATTCTCATATGCCTCTGCTCCAATTGCCTTATTTATTCCTGGGTTACTTTGCTCTGCTTTAGACATTACTATTTCATAAGCTTTATACTCATCAATAACATTTCCTAAAGCATCCTTTGTTCCAACCAAAGATGTAGTAGCGTTTTGGAATACATTTATGAGACCTTCAAATCCATTTCCAACTTCTTTATTCCAATCAGCTGTACCAGCACCTTTATCTAAAGTATTTACTAGATTGCCAACTGCAAATTCTGCTGCAGTTGCTTTATCTGTAATTGCTGAAAATCCTTTATCTGCTAACAGCTGATATACTTGTTTAGACTTATTACTATTTGCCAATGCGCCATAAATCTTTTTGTTTGCTTCTTCAATACTCATTCCAGCAGCAACCATTTGTGCTTTTTGGTTATTAATTAATCTTTGTGTTTCATCTGTACTTTCAGATCTATTAAGGGATTCAATTAAATCCTTTAGGCCTTTGCCTTCTTCTTTGGCCTTCTTTAACTCTTCTATAGATCTAGGTAATCCAGGCATTCCAATCGTGTTTCCTGCCGATCCTTTTGCAGCTGCAGCAGCAAGCTTTGCCTTGTCTATATAACCTTGCATTGTTTCTTTAAGATTAAAATACTTTACTCCAGCTTGCTCTGCTGCCTTAGCGGTCATGGAAAGACCCATAGAGGCGTCTTGCTGAGCATCTTTGTAATCCTTGTATACCTTTAATCCTATGCTAAGTGCGCTTACCACTAATCCTATTGGACCAAAGCCTTTTGCCAGTCTTAATATAGCTGGTACTATTTTTACCAAAACTGTTCCAGCTTTCATTGCAGCTGAGAATCCTTTTGCTAGTCCAGCAGCTCCTGTTGCTGCAGACTTTAATCCTCCACCCATTTTAGCAAACGGCAGGAATGGAAGTATACTGCTTGCAGCCATAACACCCATACCAGCAGACATACCTGACATTTCATATTTTCCAACATTGACTTTTTCTTTGCTCATCAGGGCCATTCCAGCCATAGATCCAGCCATTCCAATTCCCATTTGAGCTCCCATGCCCATTGGTCCTCTTCCAGGAACGGAAACGCCAGCAGCTTTTGCCTGAGATCTGGTCATCAGTTGGTCGCCAACCATAAACTCTGTTTTTCTAAATCCTAAACTTCCTACTTTTCTTTTTTGTATTCCGTCTTGCCCAGTGCTCTTCCAGTCGCTGACAAGGCCAGGACCAAAGTAAGATTTTTGATATGGATCAAATCCTCCTGTAGGATAATGTCTTGCTGTAACTGCAGCTTGCTCTCTTAGAATTAAATTTCTCTGCCTCTTAGCAAAATTTAATGTTGATGTAGCAGCTGCTCTTACGCTATTATTCATAG